ATATCACCCACTGCTTCAGGCAAATCTTTGATGATATATTCTCTTGTAAGATATTACGTTGAGAAAGGACAAAAAATTCTTTTAGTTGTGCCGACGACATCACTCGTAGAACAGATGTATAAGGACTTTGAGTCATATGGTTGGGATGCTCAGAACCATTGTCATAGAATCTATGCAGGTCGTGAGAGAGTGAATACCAATGAGGTTACTATCACCACCTGGCAATCTGTCTATCAATTAGATCGCGCCTTTTTTGAGGAGTATGATGTTGTGATTGGTGATGAGGCTCATCTCTTTAAGAGTAAGTCTCTTGTAGGTATTATGGATAAGTTACATCATGCCAAGTATAGATATGGGTTCACAGGAACTTTAGATGGAACACAGACCCATAAATGGGTGTTAGAGGGATTGTTTGGACCATCATACAAAGTAACAGGAACTAAAAAACTTATTGATGAAGGACATCTAGCAACTCTAGATATCCAGTGTATTGTTCTGAAGTATAAACCACAGAAGTTTGATGTGTTTGAGGATGAGATTCAGTTCTTGATTGGTCATCCTACAAGGAATAAGTTTATTAGAAATCTAGCTCTAGACCTGAAGGGTAATACTCTCATTCTCTATGCAAGAGTAGAGGCTCATGGTGCTATTCTATATGAAGAGATAAATAAGAGAGTGAAAGTAGATAGGAAAGTCTTCTTTATTCATGGTGGTGTAGATGCTGAAGATAGAGAAGAAGTTAGGCGTATCACTGAAGAAGAGAGTGATGCCATCATTGTAGCTTCATATGGAACATTCAGTACTGGTATTAATATCAAAAACCTACATAATGTAATATTTGCCTCTCCATCAAAGAGTAGGATTAGAAACCTACAATCTATTGGTCGAGTCCTTCGTAAAGGCAAAGATAAGGTGAAAGCAAAACTATACGATATTGCTGACGACACCACATTAAATAGTCGTAAAAACTACACACTCAACCATTTCATTGAACGCGTTAAGATTTACAATCAAGAACAATTTAACTATGAAATATCAACAATCGATATCAAGGAGTAATTTATGGAAGAAGAATTTTATGCATCAATTAAACTAAAACACTCAGGAGAAGAAATCTTTACTAAGGTATGTGCAAGTGAAGAAGAAGATAGAACAATGTTAGTTCTGTCAAATCCAATCATAGTAGAAGAAATTAAGTTCAGAGGGAAACCTGCTGGATACAAGATGGAACCCTGGATGAAAACAACTACTCAGGATATGTTTGTTATTAACTTATCTGATGTATTAACTATGTCTGAATCTTGTGATATAGAAATGATCATGTACTATGAGGATTATATCTCTAAGGTTGATAAACCTAATCACTCAGAGTTGAATAGAAAGATGGGTTACTTAGGGACCGTAGAGGAAACTAAGAAAAACTTAGAGAAGCTCTTTAAAGCTAGCTAAGCCCAACCTTTATGGTTAACAAACCTATTGTAGTGAAATCTCATAAGTTTGTTAAGTCCAGTATTTTCAGGTATAATACTTGAAGATATTTCAATATTATGACTACCGCCCATGCTTATGGAACAATGAGAAGAAAAGCAAAGCCCGAACACTACGTTAATAACAAAGAGTTCCTAGAGGCACTTGAGAACTACTTCGCAGAGATCGAACGAGCTAAGCTGAATGATAAGCCAAAGCCTCAGATTCCTCGTTACATCGGTGAGTGTTTCTTGAAGATTGCTAATCATCTCTCCTATAAGCCCAACTTTGTGAACTACATGTTCAAGGATGATATGATCTGTGATGGTATTGAGAACTGTGTTCGATACATCCACAACTTTAGTCCTGAGAAGTCAAAGAATCCTTTTGCTTATTTCACTCAGATTATCTACTTTGCTTTCCTCCGTCGTATCTCCATGGAGAAGAAGCAACTAGAGATTAAGAATAAGATTCTTGAGAAGTCAAACTTTGATGAAGTGTTTGATTCCAATGACCTTGACAGTGACAACTATTCAGAATATAATAGCATTAAGGACAGTGTTCACTCTAAGCTAAGAAACTGATGAGTAAGGTTGCTATCATTACAGACACTCACTACGGAGCACGTAAGGGGTCTAAACTATTTCATGATTATTTTGAGAAGTTCTATAATGATATCTTCTTTCCTAGTCTAGATGAACATGGCATTGATACTGTCATTCACATGGGTGATGCTTTCGATAGTCGAAAGGGTATTGATTTCAAGGCACTAGATTGGGCAAAACGAGTAGTATTCGAACCTCTTAAACAGAGAGGTATTACTATGCACCTTATGGTTGGTAACCATGATGCATACTATAAGAACACTAATAGTATCAATGCTGTTGAACTCCTACTACAGGAGTATGATAATGTAATCACATACTCCAAAGCCCAAGAAGTTGAAATTGGTGGATTGGGTGTCCTGTTTATTCCTTGGATTAATGATGAAAATTCTGAAGATACTTTCAAGCTTATTAAAGATAGCAGTGTGCGATGCGCGATGGGGCATCTCGAACTCACGGGATTTAGAGCTCATCGTGGGTGCATCATGGAAAACGGTCTTGACAGCCAACTATTTGAGAACTACGAAGTGGTCTTCTCTGGACACTACCACACTCGATCATCCGATGGGAAGATCTTCTATCTGGGAAATCCCTACGAGATGTTCTGGAACGATGTCAACGACACAAGAGGATTCCACCTCTTCGACACAGAAACCCTAGAACATACTCCTATTGATAATCCCTATCAGTTGTTCCATAACTTATACTATGAAGATACGGATCATCAGATGTTTGATGTAACATCTTATGAGAATAAGATTGTTAAAGTGATTGTGAAGAAGAAAAGTGATAGTAAGAAGTTTGAGAAGTATATTGACAAACTTTACTCTGTTGGTGTAGCAGATTTGAAGATTGTTGAGAACTTTCAACTCACCGAGTCTGAGGACTTTGAGGTTGAGGAGTCAGAAGATACCCTCTCTATTCTTGATAGATATATTGGAGAATCAGAAACAGACCTGAGTAAAGAACGTATTCAGAATGTTATGAGATCAATCTATCAGGAAGCATGTGAAACCGTCTAATGTTTATTATTGCAGTTGAAGGTAAAGAAAAAGAAGGAGCATACTCAGTCATTGATGAGGATGGAGAACAAGTTCTCTACATCTTTGCTGATGGTGATGATGCAACCAGATACTGTATGCAACTTGAAGAACTGGACTATCCTAAGATGAAAGTCTTAGAGATAGATGATAAACTTATGGTCAAAACCTGTGAACTGCATGAACACAGGTATACCATCATTACACCTAATGATATTGTGATTCCCCCCGACAACGCAGATGATTATCTTTGAGAAGGTTCGCTGGAAAAACTTTTTAAGTACAGGCAATCAATTCACTGAAATACAATTGAATGAGAGTCAATCCACAATGATTGTGGGTACTAATGGTGCTGGTAAGAGTACCATTCTTGATGCTCTATGTTTCTCTCTATATGGTAAGTCGTTTAGGAAGATCAAGAAGGATCAACTAATCAATACTACCAACGAGAAAGGTGCGGTAGTTGAGATTGAGTTCAATGTCAATAAAGTTGATTGGAAGATTGAAAGGGGAATTAAACCAAACACATTCAAGATCTGGCGTAATGGTGAAGAACTAGATCAGAAAGCATCTGCCATCGACCAACAGAAGTGGTTGGAACAGAACGTGTTGAAGATGAACTATAAGAGTTTCACACAGATCGTGATTCTAGGTAGTAGTTCATTTGTACCATTTATGCAACTCCCTGCTACCAGTAGGAGAGAAGTTGTAGAAGATTTGTTGGATATTAAGATCTTCTCTTCTATGAATGTGTTGATTAAAGATAAGATTCGTAGTCTGAAAGAAGGTATTAGAACTCTAGAACTAAAGAAAGAGTCACTTAATGATAAGGTTCGGATGCAGAAGAACTTTATTGATGAGCTAGAAACTCGTAGTCAAGATGATATTAAACAGAAAGAAAGTAAGATCAATGATCTTCTGAATGAAGAGAATGATTTTATGAATGGTAATGATAGTCTAAACCAGGAACTTGTCACACTGCAGGAAGAACTTAAGGAATACTCTAACTCTGGTAAGAAACTTCGTGAGTTTGGTAACATTAAGGGCAAACTATCTCAACGTATCTCTACTTTAGTTAAAGACCATAAGTTTTTTAATGATAATACGGTTTGTCCTACCTGTGATCAGGACATTGAAGATTCGTTTAGGTTAAATAGAATTGAACGCTCTCAAACTAAAGCAAAAGAGTTGCAGAAGGGTTATGAAGAACTCTTAGTGGCAATTAAAGAGGAAGAGAATAGAGAGTCTCACTTTAAATCCTTATCAGGAGACATCAGTAAATTACTTAATGGCATCACTTCTAACAATTCTCAGATCACTAGTTGCCAACGACAGGTCAAGACACTTGAATCAGAAATTCAAACACTTACC